AAAAGAAAATGATAAATTTTATATAAAATCACCTAAAAACAAACTAATAGAAGAGTTTTTGACTAAAAAATTCATTTTTATAGTGAATCAATAGACTGTGTTATTATTAAAGGGGTTTTTCTATCTATTATTCTCCACCCATTATATACTATCATATCTAAACCATCTGGTAAAAACACCATACCACCTTCAATATCAGACATAAACAACCTAATATTAGTCATATAACTCTTTTTACTTCTAACATAATATAAATTTTCAACAATTATATAACTTTCTTTACCAAAAAAACGTTCTATATCGTTTTTCATGGATAAATTGACGCATTTTTCAAATAAAACCTGTTTATTCATAGTTTATATGTAAAATATAGGTAATTTCGACTAATAAACCATAAGTTAGTTGACAAAAAAACAAAAAAATCATATATTTTAATATAAAAACAACAATTTATGTTACTATCAGTATTATTAATCATTTTTATTGTATTAATTTCAGTTATTTCCATCGGAATCTTCTTTTGGTGGAGAAAATTTGGTAAACAATTCTTTGAAATGTCAAAAAACCTATCAAAAATGAACGGAATGATGTTGAAAAACCCAAAAAACAAAGATTTTGGTAATTTTTCAAAGGATTTTGACCAACAAATGAAAATGATACAAGAATTTTTCAAAAAAAGGTAAAAAAAGGACTAAAAAACGTCATTTTCAGTGTTAATTTCTTCAATTTTCACTATTTTGACGTTTTTTCCCTTATTTTTTACTGAAATTTCGTGTTCATTGGGGTAAAGTATGTTATTTCTAAGTGTTTCTTGTAAATCTACCTCATTTTTGGGTATTTTTGCTGTAATTAGGTAGTATTTTTCCCCACAACCAGTACAAAATGAATGATTTGACAGTAATTCTACCTTATTTTCACTAAAATGTGACCCAATTTCGTCTAAATTGATGTCTTTTTCGTCATCTACAACCAAAATTCGGTATCCTGTAAGTGTTTTTGGGAGGTTTTTTACCCTATTTAGGTGGTATTTTAGCTCATTTTTAACCTCTTTTTCGTCAAAATCCATCGTTTTTAACGCAGAAATGAGGGTTTTTTTGTCTATTATTTCACTTAAAATGGGTAAAATCTTCATACAAATAAATACCTTATTTACCCTTTTTCTTAGGGTATTTCATTTCTACCTCATATGGACCTGAATTTGTCTTGGAAGAGTCATATCTCCATACTACAATACAGTCATCGTAAGTGAAAGTTCTCTCATATTTGATTGGTTCAGGTGGTTTTTTGTTGTTTTTTGAACTCATACTACATTTTTAAGTAACAGATTTACAAATATAGTAATAAAATCGTTGAAAAAACAAACTATTTTTTTAAAATGTGATTACATTGGTTATACCAATCATAATAATCCTTTCTATCTTTGACTATTGTTCTACCCATTAATACCATCATAAGGGTTGTAAATACTATATATCCTATCATAACAACAATATATAGTAATAATTTACATAAAAGGTATTAAGACAATGTTAAGTTTAAGTTATAAAAAAACCCCACCTTGTGAGTGGGGCTGACATAAAAACTAATAAATTACTCTACAGGTGTTTCTTCATCCTGAGAACTGTGTTTTTTATTAACAAATTTATCCACAGAACCAATTGCAAAAGAACCCAATACCAAAATAAGGAATGAATTAAAGATAAATTCATTAATTACCAATGGCATCCCCATAAATCCTGTAACGATGTCTGCAGCAGCAAATAAACACATCATAACAAATGCGATAAACCCAACTACTGACTTTTCATTGATAGTATTACTATCACAGAATAATTTTCCAAAAAAGTTTCTCATAATTAATTGTTTTTTATTATGATAAATATTTACTTTTTTTGTGAAATACTTATAATGAAAAAATTTTGATTAAATAAAAAAGGGACAGTAGCGAATTGTCCCTTTTGTTTGTTGCCTTCACGACAACGGTCCTAATTAAATTCTTATTGTCCTTTTACAAGGTTTAAACACTGTTTTAGGTATTCTTTTGCTCTTGGTGATGGTGTGTACTCGTCTTCTCTTACTTGAAGGTTCAAAACCCTTTCAATGTCCTTTACCAATTCAGTACCGTGTTCGTTTTCTTTGTATAATTCAATTATTTTATCCATTGCTTTATGGCATTCTCCTGTTGTTTCGTCGTGATAGTTTTTATTTCTAAAACGATTAAGGTTATTCATCATTTCATAAGCCAAATGTGATCCACCGTCTTTTACATCTTTAAATAAACGAATGTTATTTAAGATACCTAAAGTATCTACCATAGAATTAACACCTGATTGTCTTTTTGTTATACCTGGTGAATATCTACCAAATTCTTCAGCTCTACCAACAATTTCATCTAGTGGCATAACATTTTCAGGAACACAACGTGGTTTAACTTCTTTTTTTCTTTTAGTTTCGGAATCTTCTTCTTTGATTATCCTACTAACTAATCTATTTAATTCTCTCTCAGATAAATTATATCTTCTCATAGTACTATTATTTATAATAAATATGGTTAACTTAATGTCTATTTAAGTATTTATATAAATAAATATCATAAATGATTGAATATGATTGATTACATCATTAAAAAAGTTTTATTTGAAGAATTTGAGGCTAAAATGAGTTTAGTTAAAAATGTACCTATTTCAGATGGGTTGAGATTTCACATAGATAATAATATAACATTGAGTGAGAATGTTTTTAGAATATATTCAGATTCATACTTTGATTTAATTAACGAAGTTAGAAGTCTATATAATAGAAACTTGATTAATTTAAATTCAGAGGATACATGGATTGTCGAATCTGATTTAGGAAAATCTGTAATATTAGAAAATGGTAAAAAGATATGGTTAGATGCCCCTATTGAGGTTAGTGATAATTTAATGGAAGCAAAACATAGAGGAAAAAATGTAAGATTGGGAAGTCCATTTAGAACACCAGGAGGTCCTAAAAAATTCGCGGTATATGTAAAAACACCTGGTGGTAATGTAAAGAAAGTAACGTTTGGTGACCCAAATTTGAGAATCAAAAATGCAAGTAAATCAAGAGCTAAATCATTTAGAGCAAGACACAAATGTGACCAAAAGAAAGATAGAACAACCGCAGGATATTGGTCTTGTAATGTATCAAGATACAGAAAAAAATTAGGTTTAAAATCATCAAGAAGTTGGTAATAAAACACATGAGCGTTCATAAAAGAAGAAACATATACGAAGATATAGAACCATCGAAAAGAGCGGTTAAAAACATTTGTGATGCAAAAAAATTCTGTAAAGCTCAGGGTAAAATTACATTTGGTCAATTACGTTCTATAGTTGAGAATGCAAAAGTTAAGAAAATTTTAACTGATGTTGGTGAAGGTAGTTATAAAGCAACATTGAGATTATTGCCTTGGTTTTTTCCGCAACTAGCTTTGGCAGGATTTACAGGTTCTATGATAAGAGCGTTTAATAAAGTTTTTAGACCTACTTTAGAAGATACTACAGGATATAAAACATGGTGGGGAAAAACAATACTTAGAATATTTAACATGGTTGAGGGTGAGTTAAATGTTACGGATCCGTTAACTAAAATATTTTTTATTTCAGACGGACTACTTTCAATGATTAACGATAAAGATAAAATAAAATTTGCTAGACATATTTCTGAAGTAGTTTCAGAAAAACCTGACGATGAAGAAGTTCCTGAACTATTTGTTGAGAATGAATTACGGAATTGGTTGAATGAAAAGTATTTACTAGACCCTCCATTACAATCAAAAATACCAAAGATAGAGGAACCTGAAATAGAATACAATCAGTCAGACGAAGAATTACCATTCAAAGAAGTTAATGAAAATGGAATCAAAAGAAGGGTATTTAAAGAGTCTACAGATGACCACGAATTGAAATGGCATTTTGATTTAAATGATAGAAAAGTTAAAGTTGTAAAATCAAATGGATGGATGTTCCAAATGGACAATCAATTACCCATAAGATTAAATGAAGGTGATATTATCTCTATCCCAAAAGGAATGTATCACAGAGTGATTAAAGGAAAGGGGGATTTAATTGTTAAAATAAAAGAGTCAGAGGAAAAAGAATCTTCATATGATGAAGAATATTTAGATAAAATTGAAAAATTAATAAATAAATTTTTATCTACTTTGAATATTAGGATACCTAATTTTTTAGGTTACGAAGTTATAGTTGGGAAGGGTAAATACGACAGTATACCTGTTATAAAAGTATATGGTCTTTTTGAAAAACCATTTTCTATGGAAGAGTCCGAAAAATCTCATATTGTAGCTAAACAAGTTATTCGAAGAATTAAAGATGTTTTTCCCTTCACAGAAAATATGAGGGTAAAGGGAGGAAGTAGCTCAACAATTGAGAGTCACAGAGAAAATTATGATTGGGAAAAAGAATGGTTGAGAAAGTAGTTTTACTTCCTCAACGCATAATCTACAAACATCAAACATTCTAAGGTTGCAGGATTTCCACCAGCATATGAAATAGCACTTTGTAGTGATTCCTCTATATCTTTTAGTTTGACAAAAACAGATTCTTTTTTAAATGGAATATAAAGTTTTTTTCCCTCTATTCTATTTTGTTTTCCTGTTTGTTCAGAAGAAGCTGAACCCCAAAATGTTTTATGCCAAACACCATCCTTTTGAGTTAATTTACCTGGTGATTCTTCGTAACCCGCTAACATCCCGCCAACCATAACCATAGTTGCTCCAAGAACGATACTTTTTACAATGTCACAATTCTGTTTAATAGAACCATCGGCAATAAGTGGTTTCTTAGAGACTTTACTACAACTTTTAATCATACTTGCTTGCCATCCACGATTACCAAACCCTGTTGAATGGTATGTTGTGCAAGCAGAACCCCCACCAATACCGACTTTAATTGCGTCACATCCCCATTCTCCTAAATCAATAACCGCCTCAGGTGTGCAAACATTTCCACCGATGATAAATGTGTTAGGGAGTTTCCCTCTTACAAATTCAACCATACGTCTCATTTTGATAGAATGTCCGTGAGCAACATCAATAGTGATAAATTCAGGTATTAAATCTAAATCCTTTAATTCCTTAATTAATTCGTATGAACTTTCGTTTACCCCAATTGAAATGGAAGATACCAAATTAAGAGATTTCATTTTTCTTATAAAAGTGATGTTATCAACACCAAATCTATGAAGAATATAAAAATAACCATTCTCCGCTAATTTGATTGCTAAATCTTCGTCAATAATACTTTCCATATTGGCGGGAATGACTGGTGATTTGAATCTATATCCACCAAACTTTACGGATGGGTTACAATTACTCCTTGACTCTACATAACTGTATTCAGGGA